TATCTGCAAGTAGTATATCAAGGTTCCTATCTGCCATACTTTCCATTGCAGTAAATGCAAACGACATAAGATCTCGTTCACGTTGCCAGATTTGATCCATCACAGCTGAGGTGATATCAGCAGCCATCTTAGCAGCCATCATATTAGCTTCATTCTGTGCAGCTGTATCCATTGTAGCAATATCCTGACGCCACTTGGTATTAGCCTGTTCAATAACTAATGCATTACTTGCATTGAACTGATCACGGACAGACTCCAGTTGAGCGTTAAATTTAGATACAGTGTTGGTCTCCCCAGCATTGAACTGCTTAATAGCGTTAGCTTGATCTGCATTAAATTTATTTACATTGACTTGAAGATCCGCAAAGAACTGATTGATCTGATTTTCAGATGCGGCATTAAACTGTAACCTAGCATTTTCAGCAGCTTGATCATTGAATAGTGCAGCGATGTTTTGCTGAGATTTAAAGATAGCTGTTTGCTGCTCGTTGTCTAAGTTGGACAAGTCCATTTGTAAGAAGTTCTGAGCGTTTTGAACCTCAGCTTGCTGACGGTTGTTAAGAGCTGCCATATCCATAGAGGCAAGTTGCGCCATTTCAGCAAGCATCTTAGCGCTTTTACTATCCAAGTTAGCAAGGTCAACACTGCTTGCAAGTCTAGCATTTTCAATCTCTCTTTGTTGTTCAGCATTAAAGTTAATATTAGCAATTTCACTAATACGTGCAGCATTAATAACGTTAGCTTGTTGCTTATTAGATAGCTCTTGACCACGAAGTGCTGCTTCAATCTGAGCATTAGCTAACTCTGTCTGCTGTTTATTAGACAAGTTAGCCATATCAACTTCTAAATTGTTTGTAGAGTTAAACAAATTAACTTGTTGTTGATTACTTAGTTCAATGCCACGTTCTTGTATCTGATTGGATACATTAAAGATACGAGCCTGCTGCTCATTATCAAGGGTCTTACCCTCCATAGTAGTGCGTGATACATACTCTTGAATAATAGCTTGTTGTTTATTAGTAACAGTAATATTGTTTACTTCAGCATAACGCTCTGCGTTAATTATAGCTTCTTGTTGTTGATTGTCAAGAACTTTGCCTTGCAAAGCTGCACGAAGTTGTGCATTAGCCAAAGATGTTTGTTGTCTATTAGACAGGTTAGTGATCTCTTGATCAAACTCTTGGTTAGACTGCAGTATAAGAGCTTGTTGCTCATTATTTAAAGTCATGTCAGCAACATCAGCTGCACGAGCTGCATTAAAGAGTGCTGCCTGTTGACGATTATCTAATGCCCTGCCTTCTAAAGAAGCTTTAGCTACAGCATCTTGAATAAATGCTTGTTGCTTATTACTAAGATTAATCTTTTCTAACTCTGCATACTGCTCTGCATTTAAGATTGCAGCTTGCTGTTCATTATCAAGGGTCTTACCTTGAAGAGCTGCACGTAACTGTGCGTTAGCAAGGGAAGTTTGCTGACGGTTGGAAAGGTCTTGTAACTCAATCTGTAAGTTTTCTGCAGACTCAGCCAGTAATACTTGCTGCTCATTAGTCAAATTCATATCGTTGACTGTAGCAATACGAGCTGCATTAAACAAAGAAGTCTGTTGACGAATGTCAAGAGCACGTCCCTCTAGGGCAGCTTGAGCCGAGGCATCCTGCATAAAGGCTTGTTGCTGTGCATTCGCATTAAAGTTAGCAGCTTCAAATGCTTGAGTAGATGCAAGCATTGCAGATTGTTGTTCATTCGACAAGTTCTGACCCATTAATGCTGCTTTAGTTTGCAACATAGAGAGGGCCATCTGTTGTTCGTTAGACAACTCAGACAGTTCTATTTGAAGATTCTCAGAAGATTCCTGCAGTAATGCTTGCTGTTCATTGCTCAAGTTAATATTATTTAACTCAGCAAATCTAGCAGCATTAGCTACAGCAGCTTGAGTATTAATATCTAAAGACTTATTTTGAATAGATGCTTTAACATTTAAGTTAGCAAGTACAGTTTCTTGCAAGTTACTTAAGTTTTGAGATTGAAGTTCAAAAGCTTGAGTACTATTTTTAAGAGCTGCTGCTTGCATATTATCAAGGTTTTGTAACTCAATACCTTGTACAGCAGCTGCATTAGCAAGGCTAACTGCTTGTCTATTCGACAAGTTAGTCATCTGCATTTCTTGATAGAAGGTAGCATCCTGAACTGCAATAGGGAGTGCAGACTCTAATGCAGCTTGTGTAATAGCAGCACCTGCCATTGAGCTACCACCAAGTCCACGAGAGTTCATTAATGCTGTAGCAGCTCTCATAGCACCTGCAGCCCATGCTGGAGTGCCATCTTTGAATTGATTCATTAAGCTGGACAGCTGTCCCTGAACAGTGGACATAGCCTCTGGTACACCTACAGATGCTTCAGCAAGAGCAGACTGGGAGAAAGTAGCAGTGGCAGCTTTCATTATTGCTGACTCATTAACTTGCTCCATAGTCTTAGCTACACCATAGACAGACTGTGCAACTAGCTCTTTATTAATACCAATACCTTCTGCAGCTACTAGTTCATTAGAGCCTACTTCACCTCTAGCTCCTGACACAGTTGAGTCATACTCAGTGGTAGCAGCTGAACCTTGAGGAAAGTCCGTAGTTGTAGCAGGATCGACAACTTTAGTTTTAGTAATCTCAGCTACTTTAGTGGGGTCTAGGTTGTAGGTATCTTGGGCAGTAATGGTTTCACCATCGGATACTTTACCTTTTACTGCATCAATACTAGAATTATACTTAGAAATAATATCTGCTGATTGTTCTGCTGAAAGACCTACACCAGCAGCCTTGACAATCATATCACCAGTTACAGAACCACTAACAATAGAAGTAATAATATTGTCGTATTGTGTTTGAGCAGCAGCAAGTTGATCTGCAGTAACTTTACCAGTAGCAAAGTCAGCTTGAATCTTTTTAAGTGATTGTTGTGCGGTAGCTTGAGCAGCCTCTGCATCTCCACCAGCAGCAGTAACAAGCTCTGCAGCTTTTACTTCTGCAGTTACACCAGATATAGTTCCTAAATCATAGTCAGTTGCTGCAGTTGCTTTAGGGGTATCACCAGTAAACTTAGCAGCATCGGCTTTATATTTAATTGGATCAAAAGTTAAAGTTTTAGCTACAGCTACAGGAAGATCTATGTCAGCTAAAACTGCAGCTTTAAGTTTTTGCTCTTCGGTAAGATCAGGTATATCAGTAATATCTTTTACTTTTTGATACTGATCAATCTGAGCTGCATCAAATCCTAAGAAGTTTAACTCCTCTAAAGTATAATCTTGTGCAGATATAGTTTTAGTAAGATTCTCTAATTGAGCTGCAGAAAGTTTGGCAGTCTCAGCAGTGACATCATCCGATACTTTATCAGCAGTGTAAGTAGCAGCATCAGGAGTTGTAACTGCACCAGCTTGGGAGGTATCAGTAACAGTGGTAGTATCAGCAGCAGTAGTATCAGTAACTTTACCAGTACCTGCAGCTATAAACTGGTTAGGGTCTGTAGTAATTGTGGCGACATCAGGGGTTGTTACAAGGTTCATAGGGTCAGCCATACCAGCAGTTACCACCTCAGCACCAGAAGGTGCACCCTCTGCAATGTTTTGTTGAGCTATTGCAATACGATCTTCAAGAGTTTGAATCTCTGCAGCTAAAGCTTGACCAGTTTCTCCAGTCATATCCTCTGCAGACATTGCAGCAAGCTCTTGTCTTTTAGTTGCTAGTGAGCTTTGAAGTTCATTTAAAGGGGTTCCACCAGCTTTTGTGGTTGATGAACCCACTCCTTTGTATCCGCTTGTTTGTGCTGCCATTGTATTTGTACCACTTGTTGTTGAGTTATTGCCTGAGTTACTTACTGCTGATGTAGAGTTTTTAAGATACCCTGGAGGAACTTGCCAATCTTCTGGAGGGGCTTCAGTACCTACTGCGTATTGCAATGAACCCCCAACAGCATCTGTAACAGTAATCTCCCCATCTTTATTTAAATCATATAAAGGATCATACTCTGTAAATCCAGGTGCATTTACAACATGACTAAGAATATCTTCAGAAAACTTAACCCAATCCATACCAGTGCCAGTTGTAGATGTGTAACTAGGACTAGTACCTATAATATAAGCAAGGGTTTGAGCTTCTACAGGAGTTTTAACATCCCTTGAAGCTATTCTTCCTTGTGCCCAGTTGTATCTATCCTCTGGCGTTGGGTAGTCTTTATTAATTGTTTGTAAGTATGCTGTAACATTAGAGTCACTAGGGTTACTCATATCTATACTTAGGGGGTCTTCAGATAAACTAGCTTCAGTATTTAAAAGGCTTGTACCCGTTGTTTCAAATAACTGATCAGTATTTGAATCTGCAGGAGTTGTAGTAATTCCACTAGATACATCTGTAGTAGTATTAAAATCTACTATGTCAGTTAGACTGACAGGTTTAGTAGTAGCTTCACCTTCTACCTTAGGTATAACATCTGAGACTATAGTAGGGTCATAGCCACCTGTAATATCTGCTGCCTCTAGATCTTCAGGGACAGGATCAATGGTAACAGGTGGATTATCTAACTCTTCCTCTATGTCAGGATTAGTACCGCCAGTAATATTATTTTTAGGGTTTATTACTGTGCCACCCTCTTGCATACCAATACCAGATAAGGGTTTACCTGACACACGTTGTTGTGCAATCTTAGTATATTCACCCATCATAGATGCTGCTCTAGGAGACGAAGCAAGAAATGCATCCATCTCATCGGATTGAGCAGAACCTTTGTAATCCATACTCTTTAATAGAGTATATTTTTGTTGGGGAGTAAACCCTGCAAATTCCATCTTATCCATTTACCACTTCATTTAGACCTAAGACCATCGCTGCAAAACCTATTACAAATATTACCACACCTAGAGCTACAGATAAACCCCAAAATAAACGATCTCGTTGTTTAGCTTGTTGTTCTATTGCTTCTTTTTGTCTCACCCTAGCAGCAGCTTGCTCTTTAACTACTAAGTCCCACATCCCTGGTGGTCCATAGAGTCTGCACACTTCACGTAATTCGTTCTGCGCTTCTTTATGTTTCATCTTAGCTTGAGCTATGGCAAAGCCTTCTTCTTCAGATGAAGTTAGTCTACCCAGTGGACCTTTATGTCTACCTTGCTCTGCTAAACTAATGTCAGCTTCTAACTTAGCCAGCTTTCCAAAGTGTGGCATTAAGTCAGATATATCACGTCCAGCCTTTACAGCTGCACTAATTGACCCAGCTATTTTAGTAACTGTACCTGCTAAAGCTAACACTTCGATCATTATGGCAAACCTTATTATTCATTATTAGCCATCTTTTCTACTGATGATCTTATTGCTTTTATATTTTCGTCAATACGGGCAAGTGATACTGCTTGACTATGTACAGCATCCTCTAACCTGCCCATACGTTGTTCTAATGCGATGATCTCTTCTGAGTTTTCTTCTATATCAGACATCATCATACTTACTGTCCATACAATAGCAGCACCTTGAACAAGTAATCCAAAGATTAAAGTTACAGGTACAGACTTGCTAAGGTGCCAACTATCGTCATTCATGAACTATTCTTCCTCTGACTCTACGGAGTTAGTAAGCATATTTACAAATGCTTCACGTCCTACGTTTAACTGATCTAGGTTAAATTGTGCAGAACGGATCTTACGATCTAAATCAGTCACATGATTAATCATAACTTTTTGCTGATCTGTAAGTTGATCTTCGGTGTATTCTTTTTCATTAATCGTAATGGTTTGTGTTTTTTTCTCTACCATTTTGATTCTCCTTGTTTAGGTTAAACTACCACGGTACTCCCGCAGCAGTGGTAGGATTAGCTATCGCATCAATCTTAGAAGCAATAGCAGCTTCAGTATCAGTTTGTGATACATGACCCCAGACCCAAGCCTGTGCTTGATCTGCAGTAATATCGTCATAGGGTATAAAACCTTCAGCAGAGGCATCGTAGGTTAAACTACAAGTGCCATATGAGGTTGCTGAGTTGCCATCGTCATCAACGCCTGTGCAACGCCAGTGAGCAATATAGACGCCACCATCTGATGTGTTACGTTCTAGTGTAGGTATAGTCCAAGTATATGTAATCGCCATTATGCTGCATCCTTAACTGGTTGTGGTGTTGCATCTACAGTAGCCTGTGCTTCTGCACGTTCAGCTACATCAGTAGTAATCAGTGGGTTCTCAATCGTTTCCTCAGTAGGCTCTGCCTCACTCATAGGATCGTCAGGATAAACCCACCGTGTGACTGTAGCCTCGACAGGCTCAATCGCTGTGACTGTGATAACCTCATGCATCACATCTTCCATTTCCATTGTTTCTTCGTTGAACACCTGTTCACCAGTAGGCTGCATTTCCCGTACTTCTTCACGCCCATCTGCAACGATGTATTGTGCTAGTCGGGCCACTGCTACACGGTAGTCTGCCAGTTGTTTAGCAAACAGTTTAGCGTCTGCCGCTGCCTGTAGGTCTTCTGGAATATCACCGTCAAAGCAGTCTGCGCCTTGTTCAATGATTGTGTCTAGCACTTCCTGATAGTGGCGGTTTGCAGGGTCTAGTGGGATGTAGTGGTTGTGGGTTTGGCAGAACAGTGTTTGGCTGCTGTCTAGTTCGTCTGTGATAATGTTAAACATGATTATAACTCCGCATCTAATTTGAATGAGGTAAAATACATGGAAGATGTACTATTCCCTAGATTTGAGTTGATATTGAGTGTTGTGTTTGTTCCTGCACTATTAGATATGACACCGTTTCCACCCACACCTGTAACAGAGGGGCTGGCCCTCATAGCAACGGGAAGAACTTGCACCCAATGTCGGTAACTGTCACCAGACGTTGGTAAAAGCCCATAATAGTTGCCTGTATTCAAGTTTATATAATACCGCTGACACAACGCCAGTTCTTCCCCATAGGATCGGTGTTCAAAAGGCGTGGCGACTTTGCCTACTTCTAGTTGGACTTGGGCAAGTTCTAAGTAAGTATTATTGGGCGGTGTTACCCCTATAGGGAAGAATTCAATACGCATTCCTGTCGTATTAGATTCATGTTTTCTAGTGTGATTAAAGTACACCCATTGCCCATTTGTGTTAGGAAGGCTAACGTGTGTCTGGGCTGCTACAGTGTAGTAATTAAAACTTTGATCGGCGTTAGATTTATACCAAAAACTGATCGTAGTCTCTTGTCCTCTAAACACGTTCCAATCTTCAACCCACTGCCAGAGCGCATAAGGATTTGCTGCCGATGTTGTTATCAATAACTTTAGACTATCGGTAACTACACCATTAGGAAGAGTTTGGTTTTTTATCTTCTGAATTGTCCCAGCGGCTCCACTGAAAAGCAAAGCAGCCCATCTATCCACATAATAAGTAGCTGCTGTAGTTAGAGAAGTGGCAGATGTGTAATCTCCACGCTGACTAACCTGAAAATCACCGTTAATGATCCAGTTCCTACGCCCTGCACCAATCAGGTTAAACTGTTCCTGTGGTGTCTCAGCACGAAGCATAGCCTCGCCAGCTATACCTGTGGGTTTGTCTAGTTCTGCCAGCTTTTCTCTTACGTTAATGGCTGGCTTAGATACGTTGACTGTCATCTGTCACTCCTTATTCGTCAGCCACTAGGCCGTTAGATGCACTGATTGCAGCACCGACAGCGGTTGTTGTGTTGTCTACTCGTCGTAATCCTTGGAAGACTGAACGTCCTGCGCTTGTACCGACATGAAGCATATTAGTGCTATCGTCGTAGGCCAAAGCTGTTACCGCATCAGACGAGCCGTATAGCGTAGCCTGTGCATTCTCTTGGAATAGCACCTTCTCGTCCTCGTAGATTTTCTTGATCTGCTCTGGGGATGGGGCTGTGGCTGAGATGCGCAGGAGGGCTAGTTCTTTGGTTTGGCCACCATTTCCGTTTGCATAATTTACCCCGACATACACGTTGGATGACGTATTGGACACATTACCACTGGCACTACCTGTCCCCACTAATTCACCATCTGCATACAAGTAGATCGTTCCATTTCGCCGAACGGCGGCAACACACTGCCATTTATTTGCAATACCTACATTACTCGATGTAGTGACGTATGTGGTGCCAACAGAAATTCGCAACAAAGAACCATTAAACAGGAACTCAATCCGCCCTGTATTTGTTCCATATTGAGCCTTATCAATAACGGTGCTGTAGGTGTCCGTATATGCACTAGATTTGATCCAAGAGATTATAGAAAAGTCACCCGTCCCAAAGTCCAAGTCACTGTTATACGGCTGCATTAGGTAGTTGCTCGTACTAAACCCACTATACGCCACCAAATCCGCACCAGTAGCCACAGGGTCTTTGGTCACAGTGCCGAACACTTGTAGACCGTTGCCGTTCACGCTGCGGTCTTCTTCGGCTAGGCGTACTGAGACGTTGTCTACTTCTATGTAAGTGTTAGAAGCCGCATTAACCCTAGCAATAATATAAGTTGTAGTAGAAGTGGCAGTAAAAGTAACGCTGTTGGCGGGGGAAGAAAATGAGGCAAATGATTGCGCTGAAGAAGTTGTAGTGCTGACATAAATAGCACAGCTTGCTGAAGTACCTAAGAATAGGTCAGCAGATACGGTATAAGATTTACCCACAACAGTAGTTATCGCTTGGTTCGCAGTTCCTACATTACCATCTACTCTCATTCTACCAGACTGATGAGTAACAGTAGCACCGTCACCCGCAGTCCAATTACTCGTATCCGTATCAAACGTACCATTCGTCACCAACTCTGCGCCAGTAACGTCAGTATCATCCGTGTCGCTCAAGGTGGCGAGTTTGATGTCGCCGTTCATCCAACCTGTGTTGTAGGATGAGGCTACTTGGGCCACCATTTGGTTAGCAGCCGTAACCTCTGAGGGATCATCTGCACGGTGTAGTGCAATTAATCCATACTCTGATCCGATTGCAGCTTTATTTGTCAGGCTTTCAGTCCAGTTAGTCGCAGCCCCCATAAATCCAGAATAATCTTGACTTGCACGATATTGGTATTGTTCAGTCATTGCTGGATAGCTAAATGTGCGGATGCGAGTAAAATCGTCAGTGCTGGCGTATCCATATTGCACCGCAAGTGTTTCATTATTCCAGAAAGCTACACTACCAACATAAGGGGTAATGCCATCAATGTTATTATCACTAACAACAGTCCCATCATCCTTGATAACACTGACACCACCATTAGTCGCCACTGCAATCGTAGGCACAGGTAAGCCCGTAGCTGCATCAATAGGGGCGTTGGGTAGCACGGTCATGGCTACATCGTTGACTGTGGCGTGTACAATACCAGAAGAACCAACGGTGTTGCTAAAACTCATACCCCCGTTTCTTGCTGCAATGTTTCCACCTTGTATTGTCGCTGATGTATTTACTCTATAACAGTCATCAGTCACAAAGTTCTGATAAAATAAACCGTTGTAACTTACGGGCAAAGCAATAATACCATTTAAGGCACTTGCACTGCTTATATCAGCCCCTACACCGCCACTTCTAACAACTGCATAATCAGCGGGGGCTGAACTAGAAGTATTAAACACCATCCACATAGGCAGATCAGGGTCATCACCATCATAGATCGTAAGGGTATTTGTACGACAAACAATCACAGCAACCGCAGGGAACTCCTTACGGCTACCACGGGTGCTAGTGTTCAGTGCCTCATTGTACCAGCTAGTATGCTGTGTGCGCTTACGCCAACTTCCGCCATCGCTGTCCTTGCGGGTGTCGTACACGAAGACATCTACGGCTGTGTCGCTGATTGCCTTACTATAGGCTTCCAGTTCTAGGCCGTTCTTAACCTTAAATGCTTTGTTATTAGCCATTAGTTCACTCTCCCCTTTGGCTTACGTTAATGTCATTGCGACTCTAAAAGTCGTACTTGTAGTTGAAGCAGGTGTTGCTAGTATTCTAACATTTGCACCAGAAATGTCTACGTCATAAGTTGCTAAAGCACTACCTGTACCTATTTGCCCATATTCAGTAGCTACAGCCGTTGTACCATTAGTAGCGATAAGAAGCTCTGTGACGTAGGTGTCAGCAGATGTAGCAGCAGTAATAACAACCTTGGCACCGTCATAAGAAGCGTGAGGGAATGTATCAATGGATACTTGTGTAGTAGCCGTAGTGGTAGCTTTTACTTCATCTTGGACTAAATCTTCATGGAGCTTTACTCTACCGCTGCTGTCTATAACCATACGATTACTTACACCATTTGTGCGGAATTTTAGTGCGTTATCAGAGTGATTATAACTAATAACACCCACATCATTATCAGCACTATCAGCAAATAAAATACCGCCTTCGCTAGATGTTCCAGAACCAATAGTGATGTAATTATTACCATTGTCACTAATTATTAATTGGCTGTCTGTATTTGGGGTGCCGCCATAAGCAGTATTAGTTAATGTCAAGCTTTCCGCACTCGCATCCCAGAAGAACTTTGCAGTGGTGCCTGTGTCCTCGTAGAAGCTGATGTCGCCTGAGTTATCAATAACCATAGACGTTTTGCTTTGGTTCTCAAAATGAGTCTGACCACTAGAATTGTTTGTTATTGTCAGCCTGTCATTTGTTGCTGAACCTTGCACATAAAAGTTAGAAAAGCCTACTTGTAGCTTTGAGGTAAATGCGTCAGGGTATGTAAGTAGCAATCGTCTATAAGCATCTGTATCCACAGTCAGCCCATCGCTGGTCAAAGTCCCAGTGATGTCTACACCTGTGCTGTTAATTCGTGCGATTTCTGTTAATACGCCAGCCCCATCGCCAACACTAAAGCGAAAATCACCAATACCTTCCCCACTGCCAGGTTGGTGGATTGAAAGGTTTGCCGCTGTATGTAAAGAAGGGCCAGTCTTTGCTAAAAAGTTTAACAGCGCAGCTCCTGAAGTAATAGAGCCACTTGTGGCTTCCATTTGTATATTTAACGGCCCTGTGCCGACTTCCTTAATGTAACTTGCGCTGGTGTCATGATATATGCTGAGGTCAGACCCAGCACCGAAGATGGCTTTGTCGTTGTCGCCAAAGGCCATATCACCAGAGGTTACAAAGCTAGTACCTGTAATAGTTGTACCTGTAATTGCTGCTGCAGAAGATGCACCAATAATTGTACCATCAATGTTACCACCGTTAATGTCAGCAGTTGTGATAGTACCTGTTGTAATATTAGCTGTACCAAGAGTCGTTGTACCAGTTACACCTAGCGTTCCAGCTACTGTTGTATTACCCGAAGAAGATGCGACAGTGAACTTATTAGTATTAATATCAAAGTCACCATCAATACCTGTAGCACCAGTTACATCTAGAGTTCCACTAATATCTACGTTACCAGCAAAGGTTGCAGTTTTATCATCAGCTATAGTGAGGGCTGTAGCATGAGCATTAACACTTGAACCTGTAGTAGTTCCATCAGCTACTTGTAATAGAAAGCTACCACCAGCTCCAGAACCAGTACCAGCACCTGTTTTTAAAATAAGTTGTGTACCTGCTTGGTCGGTACCAGAAGCATCATCAATAGAGATAGTATGGGCATTAAGATTAATACTGTCAATCTGAGCTTCTGTTACTGCAGAGTTTGTACCTAAAGTAATGCCATCAATAGTACCACCATCTATATCAGCAGTTGTAATAGTACCAAGATCTGATACAGTAGCACCTGAAAAGTTTACTGTTCCTGATGCAGTAAGGTTTGTTACTGTAGCTGCAGCAGCTGATGCTCCACCAATAATAACCCCATCTAAAGTACCACCATTAATATCTGCCGTAGTCACCGTACCAAGATTACTTACAGTACCCCCAGTAAAGTTTATAGTGCCAGATGCAGATAGGTCTGTTACAGTAGCCGCTGCCGCAGTACTTGCACCAATAATTGTACCATCAATATTTCCGCCATTAATATCAAAGTTACTACCTTCAATTTCTACAGAACCAGCTTCTAGTTTTTTACCAAGGGTAATCTTTTCGCCAGAGTTTGTAGTAACAAATTTAAGATAAGAGTTTGAAGATTCAGTAATATCTAGCGCAGAAGATTGATTATCTGTTAGATTAATTGCAATAGTATTATTATCAGCACTAATGCTGTCCAGGGCAATGTTACCAACGTCAGTAATATTAGTATCGCCTGCTGATAAACTACCAGTTACAGTTAAGTCACCGCCAATAGTCACATTGCCTGTAGTAGTAATAACATCAATATAAGCGTTAGCCCAGTAATTGGAGCTATCACCTAAGTCATGAGTGCTGTCTGCTGAGGGAATAATGTTTGATGCAACATCTGCAGTAATTGTCACTGTATCTGTATTTGCATTTCCAAGAGTCGTATTACCATTTACTGTCAAATCTGCAGTAAGTGTTGTATTACCTGTAACTCCTAGAGTGCCACCTACAGTGGCATTATCTGATAGAGTAGTAACACCAGTTACACCCAGTGTACCACCTACTGTAGTATTTCCTGTAATTGCTGCTGTGCTAGATAGGGTAGCAGCCCCTGTTACACCGAAAGTACCTCCTACAGTAGCATTGCTAGTAACAGCGAGTGTAGACGACAAAGTAGCAGCGCCAGTTACACCTAAGGTGCCACCAACTGTAGCATTACTAGAAGCAGCTAATGTAGTAACACTTGCTGCTGCAGCACTAGAACCTCCGATGACTACACCATCAAGTGTACCACCGTCAATATCTGCAGTATCAGCTACTAAAGAGTCAATGTTAGCTGTACCGTCAATATAAAGATTACGCCACTCTTTACCAGATTCACCTAAGTCATATGTGTCATCGGCATCAGGGATTACATGAGAAGCAATCTCAGAGTTTAACGTAATGCCATCTGTATCTGCATCACCTAATGTAATATTACCACCAAGAGTAATATTACCATCTACTGAAAGATTGCCAGCAAAGTAACCATCTTTGAATTTAAGAGAACTAGTACCAAGGTCTACAGTATCATCTGTCTTGGGCCGCATGGCCGCAGCAGTAATTACAACATCTTGAGATGGTCCTACAACTTCAATAGGTGCACCCTCTCCAGTAGTCCCATCATGAGTGTGACCACTAGAGGCATCAAATGATGATTGCAGGGCGTCAAATTCACCATCAAGATCTGATGCGTTTATGACGTTACCATCAGCAATGTTGTTTGCTGTATCGTTACGTGTGTAACCTGTTCCCATGTTACTTTCCTTTATTGCCTGTCATGTGCTGCAAATTCTAATGTTGCTGCGTCTAGTGAAAAAGGTGGATCATCACTGTCAAATTCATACTGTATTGAAACGGTAAACCCTGAACCTACTGTTTGACTTTTAAATACTGACACGAGTTTACCACCAAATACACCTGTCCCATACGTAGATACACCATAAAAAGATACTGTTGCCTGTGTGTTTGATAGAGTTATTGATGGGGGTTGTACTAAATTAGGTTCATCAAAATCAAACTTTAATGTTGCCAACCCATCAATAGAACCTGTAGGATCAATGTAGGTTGATAGTCTATAAATAGTTTTTCTTACTCTTGGATCGTTAATAGAAAAGAATGGAGTACTAAAAGAGGCAACAATGTTAGAGCCATCAAAACTGTTACCAGATTCCATTCTATATACTAGCCCATCTTCACGAGCAAATAAAGTAACTTCTCCAGTTTCAGTATACACTGAGTCTACTACGTAAGCTTTTATACCTCTAGTTTCTGCCCATGCCATACCTTGAGAAGTCTGATCGGCAAATTGAGTTCCTAGTATCCCACGAGCACCTGCGGTACCTACAGAAGCAGCATATCCAAATATACGGTACTGATTCTTTTCTCTAACTACACAGCTATGAAAGTTTGTGTTAGAACTTAAGAAAGTAATAGTTTCATCCTGTATAGGACGAGATGCAACAGCTAATCCAAAGTCTCCAATACGATCTGTAGCACTAAGCATACGAATACCGTCTGGGCCTATGAATACAATATCACCACCAACTTCTTGTATACTGTCGTCTTGTACACAACCAATGTCTAGAGATATGGGTTGAAGTTGAAAGTCAGCTATTGTAGTACCAACCAACCTGTGTATCTGAGTTTTACTAAAGATAATTAACTGTTCACGGAAAGTAATGATACCAGTAATATCTTGGGTAAGATTTATTGTACCAGAACCTGAATTAGCTGTAAAGTCATTATCTGTATAAGGTGCAGTAAATACTAGATTTTTATTCTTAGCAAAGAAAATATGGTTTTTAAATTCTGCTACATGAGATGCTGCTAATACATCTGAAGGTGCATTGTCTAGTACAGTGAAAGTAGAACCGTCATACTTAGCTGGATTATTAGCGCCATCCACTATCATAATGTTTTGAGTGCCAGTAAACCCGTAACGAGCAAAACGATGTTTTTTACCTGATCCTCTATTACTAGTTAAAAAAGTAACAGCAACATCATTAGCTGGACTTGAAGCAAGCGCTGGGCTAATTGTCAGAGTAGCTCCACCAGAGGATACAGAAGCATCTGAAACCACTGTGTAGACTTTTTGTATTCCAGCAACAGTAAATGTATCACCTGATTGTGGAGTGCCAGTAAGCCCATCTACAGTTAAACTTGTGCCAGTTTGACTACCACCATTTACAAGAACTGTGCCATAACTAGGTACGTTTATCTTAGTCCAACCAGATCCAGAAGACTCAAATAAATCAGCATTACGGTAAGCAACAGCTTTACTGTTAAAATAAATAAGACCTTCTATTAGATCTTCTGTATTAGTAAAAGTTATGGCGGCTTGATCTGATGGCGAGCTTGCTAAAGAAGATGTTAAAGTTAGTGTAGCAGTTTTATTTGCTGAACTGTATGAAACACCTGAGGTTGCAATGGTATAAGTACCTGAGATACCTGCTATTGTAAAGGTGTCACCATCTTGTGGGGCTATAAAAATATTAGCTATATTTAAAGTAGACCCTGTTTGAGAACCGCCTTGAATTAAAGGTGTACCGTAAGGGGGAATAGTGCTACTATCGTATTTAGTAAAACCCTCTATACGACGATAGCCACCTTGGATAGATGGCTCAAAATTAATTAAACGTCTTGCAGATCCTGGGGCATTGATACCCTGCTGCAATGGACTGATATTTGTAACCAGCCCACCCTGAAATTCAATAGGGAACGTTTGCCATTGTGTGGGCATAATTAAGATACTCGGCTGAATGTAGAAGTAAGACTATTGCTTCTTTCAATTACTGTTGAACGTAAATAGTCATATCTGTTGATATAGATATTACGCATATTTTTAATACCATCATCTAATTTAGATTGCATTAAGGTAGCATCCTGAGTATTACCTCTAAACAAGTAAGCATAATACATAGCACCATCTACAATGATATGCCTAAACTGTACTGGTATAGAAGGAGAATCTCCATTAGCACTTAAGTCTGTAGGTAGGGCATAGTATTCATATACTAAAGTATAAGCTTTATCTGGGGGAGATAGAACACCGTAATACTGATTAGGTGCACGAAATACAGAGCTTGGGATGGTACGTATACCTGTATTAGAGGTATTATACTCATAGTCACTGTACTTTTCTAAGTACTCTTCATAAGAGATAATTTTTAATTTTTCAGTTTCGTTACCAAGAGTATCATCTCTTTTAATTCTAAAGCTATCCATGTCTACGGACTTGGCATTAGCTTGAAAGGCATAACGAACTGTTCCAGGAGTTAATGTATCTTCTTGAGTATTGTGGTTAAAAGGCCACTTAAATTCGCTTTGATTTATATACCTAATAGAAGAATTAACTGAATCTTTAATTTGAGAGTAAAAACCTGTGGCAGATGAGAAGTTAGAACTGGTTAGTTCAACCTCATTTAAACGTCTGTTTACATCATTTACCAGACCTAGAAAATCATATGCCATTTTGTTTCCTTTAGATAGCCTAAAGGGGCCACTCGAAAGCAGCCCCTAAGGTTAGTTCACTTATGCAAGCGTATCACGGTCTACTTCCGCAGCAGCTTTAGTAGCGCCCATTGGGGCATATACTACAAAAAACTGGAAAGAACCTGCTGATGGAGCATTTGAACCTGCAAGCAATGCAGTAATGGTCGTGTCAGCAGTTGTGACATTTGTAATGCCGTTTACTGTGGTAGTAGTGGCAGCTAAAGTTTTAGCACCATTAATATCAGCAGTACCAAGCATGTCAACGTCACCACCTGTTACACCAAAACTTACTGCATTAGCGCCACCAATAGTAGCTGCAGCAGTACACTCAGCGCCAGCGGCAAGAACCACACAATTGTTTGGAACTACACCGATTTCGTGAGTTGAGCTAGTTGTAAGATCACCGTGAGCAATCACGGCAGTCTCAATACGAACTGGAGATTGTAAAGCCATTGTTTATTTCCCCTTTACGCCAAGTTATACTTTGCAGTAACAAGAGCTTCTGGACGAAGGATCTTGCGACCGTAAAGATGCATACCACGAACGATGTCAGCGAAGCTGTCAGGATCACGATAAGTTTCGGTTTTGTTGATTTGCTCCGCAGTTGCGACAGCAGAATCATGACCAGCAACAAGGGCACCATAGTTAGTGTTTTGGTTTGCACTACCTGTAGTAGCTGAACCTGTACCAACTGAAGGTAAGTTGCTTGAAGTGTATACACGGAAACCGTGGAAGTTATTCAAGACCAATCCATTGCGTAGTCCACCAGCTTCACCGAAGTCTGCATTGAAGAGGCGTGAATCCTCGTCACGAAGTACTTCCATAAATACTGGATCAACCACCAGCCAACGACCTTGCTTATCAACCTGCTGTTGATCAAGCAAACGAGCCATACGAGCTACAACCATTGCTGGTGAAGCGTATGCTGTTGGCAGAGCTGTGGCACCTGGCAAACGTGCTGCTACTGGAATCGAATGATCACCTGCAGAAGCTGTTGTGATGTTACCAAAGTCACCTTTTTTCAGTTTCATGCTTGAAAGCAATTCATCTGAACCAGCAGTAGTTACTGCTTTTGTACCGTTTACTTGATCGTTTACGGCATCGGCTGCACTATGCAAAGCTGACTGTTTGTAGCCAGCAAGGTAGCCAAGAACTTCTTGGTCATGCTGGTCAGCCAAACGGTAAGCTGCACGGTTGGTTGCCATATCCATGAAATTGACGTGACTATGAGCCTCCTCGATGTCGTCGATTTTAAAAGCAAAATAGTTCGCTTTATCTACGACCAGAGAAAAATCTTCATCGTCAAGATCCTGGGCTGAGATGTTAGTACCACGAGCATAGCTGCTTACGGAAATCTCAGGTTCTTTGATAATCTTAACGGTATCGCCTTGTGCGGCAATCTCGCCAAAATAATCTGAGTTGGTGATGTCACCGCATACAGTTGCTTTACGGAAAGCAAGCTGTACTTTTTTGGAGTAAATTACGGAACTAAAATTACCGTTAGGTAAGTTACCGTATCCTCCCGCTGTTGTAAAAGCCATGATAAAATCCTCCTAATATTTGGCTTCGAATCACAAAGCTAAACACTCGTAAGAGGCTGTCAGTTTTCTAGGGTGCGTAAAGACTAACAGTCGGCCAACCATTAGATATACGGGCCTATACTTAAACAGGTCGTTCTTTGCAGTTTAGACTTTTGGAAATAGGGTATACTTAGAGGTAGTCCTAACGGAGGCTCTAATGTTATGTCCCTAGTTATATGATATAAATAGTGTTTGTCAACACTTATTATCGGGCTGAACCCGAAATATCGTAGATAAACTTACCAGAACGCATTGCTTTAGTTATAGCTTCCTCGTTCTTTTCAAACTCTTTTGTTGACATCTTTGCAACATCTGACTCTCGAATAGTATTAGCTGAGTCATTTGCATCAATCTGTGTCTTAGAGCCTTTACCTACATTGGACGCTGCAGCTTTACGTTTTGCTGCATAGTCACTCTTAGTCATGTTATTATCTATTTTATATAAATCAATAACACGAATAACTGATTCAGGGTCATCCATGTTTTCATAAAGAGCATCTTTAACCCACTTAGGTTGCCTATCTGCCCAATCATGGAAGTCATCTGAGTCTCGTAATTTATCAAAGTCAGAGTGTGCTTCACGTATAGAATCCTCTGCTTTATTACGAGCCATTTCTTCTGCTTGTTCATCCATCTTTTGCAGACGTTGTTCAGCATTAGAAAACATTTCTTTAGCTTTTTTAGCTGCAATGGTTTCTACTATGCCAGCTACATCAGGATGTTTTCTAGACCAAGCTTCTATATCTTCATCTGATTTAGGTGGTACCACATTAGACTTAGTAAGTCGTTGTTCTAAAGAGTCTAGTTTTTCCTGCCACTCTTTTTCTTTATCAGACATATGACGTCTTAAATCACCATATCGTTTTTTAAAAGATTTTTCTTCTGCAGATAACGTTTCTTCTTTAGCTTCTGTATCGGCCTCTTTTTCTTGGGAAGCTTCTTCTTTTGGTTGTTCTTCTGTATTACCTTTTTGGGCAGCTTCAAGCTTTTGAATCTCCTCTTCTTCTTGATCCATTCGCTGGCGTCTACGTTCGTAGTTAGAGCCTCGTTCTACAAACCCTGCAACTTTTGGTTTTTCTACTGTTTCTAGTTCAGGCATATCATTTCTCCTTATGTTGGGGCCAGCCGTAGCTGGGTAGCCTTATTATTATCTTGATCCTAAACCACTACGTTTTGGACTAGTTGTTGTTGGTTGTCCTACTGTAATTGCTTTACCTAATTCTGGTCCAACAAGTTTTGTTAGAACATTTCCTACTGGTGTACCTATCATACGCCTTACAGTTTCTTTTTCTTCTTCAGAAAGATCACCATGACGTTTTGCTATAGTATTTTTATATTCGTCTAGTTCCATAGTTTACCTTCTAATACTAACAATTCTTTTCCAGCAAACGTAGGATAGTCTACTACCTTATAATGTTTAAACTGTGATCCAAAAAGCCCTATAATAAGGTTTTTGTGAGGAGATATACAATGATATTTATCACCTGTACTTGGTTCTACATAAGACCATTGCAATGCATCAAAACTAAATTGACCACCCATAGGCTCTGGGGTACTCATGGGTATCTTATCAAACAACTTCCAGTTATTGTGGTAAGACAGTATTATAGATCCATGCTTTGCAGTAAGGCCTATCATTTTTTGAAAAAAATCCAGTACCTTTTCTAAAGATGGTTGATGTGAATAACCGAACCAAAAGTTTGTTACTAAGTCAAACTTCTTTTTGGTTCTCCAACTCAGTATGTTTGCAACAGAATAATCTACGTCATACTCTGTATCTTCTTTATGTTGATCCATCATCAACTTAGATTTATCAACACCTAACCTTTTAAAGCTACCAGAAGCTTTTCGCAAATGATAACCAGTACCACAGGCAACATCACACCAAGATTCGTGGTTGTAATAATCCATCACCTTTTCTATAACTGCTATTTCAAAATTAACATCAGTTTTTTGGTTTAGGTGATGGATGTATCTTTCTTCGTATACCTCTACTAGATTAGGGTTGTCATAGGGTTCTTTAGACAACTTCTCCATTCTCCCGAATAAACTTGGTGTCTCCACCCACTGTGTCAAAAACCTTCATCCAAAAGTTTTTCACGGGAGAGAATACCACACCAAGTTTATTTTGTCCATAGTAATATTTACCATAAGACACGAGAGGATCAGCAAAAGTTTTTGTAATAATCCATTTAAATGTTTTTGACTTACGCATTAGTGGTACTAACACTTCAGCTGTCCGATAGTATCCACGACGATTACGATCTGTCATATATTCATCACGATACTTACGTACTACTTTATCCATAGTACCATTACCATAACGGGCTTCTAGCATAATAAAACAACAACCGCCGCTAGTTGCAGCACCAGTATCGTTACCTTTATCGTCATTACCAGATGTAACAGTAGTAGTAGTAGTACCTTCGCCTGCACGAGCACTATCACGTTCAGATACAAGGTCATTTAATTCAGAGGTCCATTCACCACCTGAAGCTGACAAAGCATCATTAATATCTTTTTGAATATCAGACTCGCTACGTCCTGAGGATGCAATGTTAGTATCTTTGTTGCCAGCTGTTGTAGTAGTGGTAGTAGTAGTGCTATCAGAACCAATATCTGTAGGTCTAGCTTTAGGTCTAACTATGTTGCTACCCGCAGTAACTTCAAAGACATTAACTCCACTGTCAGTGGTGCCTGCAAAAGTAACACCTTTTGGATCTTTATCATCAGTAGTAGGTAGGGAAGCTACAGATACGCTAACAGTGCCACCATCTGCTGTAGGTATCTCTACCTCTTCAGCATCTTCGTCTATTGCATAATAACCTTTAACATCATCTGTAAGTGGATCTACACCTTCATCTACCCACTTGTAACCTTTACTAGCATTGGTTTTCAATACATTTACAAAATCGTTAGTTGTTGCAAACATGTCTCTAGTTAAACCTTCAGGATCTCCTTCTTTACCATAATCAAAAATAGTAGTATAAGAAGTCATAACTTTATCAGCAATGTTATCACCGTTTATTCCACCAACTTTATCCATAGCTTTTAAAAGAAATCCACCGTTTTTAACCATTTGGTTTGCACGAGAATTTAAAGTCTTAGCTTGGTCCGTATAGCCACGCATTTCTGCAATCTGTGCAGCAGCACGTAAGTTAGCAACATCGTTAGCTCTAGTTACTTGACTTGCTGCTCCAGCAATCATTGCTACTGGTGCAAGTGCAGGTACAGCTAAGGCAGCAATACCACCATACCTAAGCATCTCTGAAGTTTCACCAAAGTCTTCACCATAATTACCAAGCTCTTCGGGAGTCATACCAAAGAAGTCTTGGTTTACTCCAAAGAAACTATCACTTTGATCTAAATCTTCTGGGGCAGTAACTTTTTGTACAGTAACTTCAGGTGTATCTGGACCATCGTCGTCACCATCATCTACGGTACCATCAGCATCTTGAGTTACTTGCTGCTCTCCCTGAGCTGCTTCTGTTGCTTCAGGACTACCTTGTAGGAAAAATCCTTCAGGGATTGTTACAAGTGGACGTCCACCTAAAAATGGAATAAGTAGTATTGCACCTGTTGCATTTACATAAGTACGAACTTCAAGTCCACCACCAGATCTTGCTCCTCCATAACCCCTAAATAGGTTAGGAGATCCAGAAAATGCTTCACTAGCACCTCTAGGGGTTTCTCCTGACATTGCTAAACCACCAGGAGCAAAGCCCCTCACTTCGCCACCGTTACGCATACGTATAGCTTCCATAGAAGTACCTATATAACCACCCTTAGACATGCCTATACGAGGTTTAATAGTATTCATAGAAGCACCAGACATTTGAGGTTTAGCTGGTGTAGCTTGTTTTGGTTGTGGTTGTTTTACTTGTAAGTCTTGATCTTTAAATGGAAGCTGGGTAGGACCACCATCAGGTACAGGTTCTCCACCAATACGGCCATCCTTTTCCATTTGATTTAAACCACCCTTAGCTTTATTACGAAGGTCTTCAAAATGTTTTACTCCATAGAAACGAACAACATCAGCGGGTACAACATATTCACCTTCAGACAGTTGAGCAGGGATATCATCCCGTACTTCTTTAGCCATAGAACCATTAGGTACTTCATTACCTGATACTGGATCTTGATTCATACCGTCATCTTTTAAACCACCTTCCTGCATAAAGGCCATTTCCATTTGTTTCTTATCCATTAATTTTGTCCCTCAAACGTAATAGTGATCTTAGTGCACGTATCTCACCTTGTAGTCTGTAGATCTCATCAATCTCTCTAGACTGTTCCAAGGATACGTGGGTAAAGGCGATCCGTTCAGCAATCTCTTCGATAAACGGACTGTATAACTCTGGGTTATTTACAAAAGGTTTTAATGTATTATTCACGACTAGTTTCATTGCACTGTTTGTTGGCCAGTATTACCTGAGAAACCCTGCTCTCCTGGCTGAGGCGCTGTACCAGTTCCTATAGTGCCACCCCCTGCTCCACTAGTATCCTGCGCCTGTGCACCTGCTGGTGGTCTCTGGCCAGGCTGTTGGGGCTGAGGAGCACCTTGGGGTTGAGGTGGCGGTGGATTTTCTGCTTGAAATTGTTTAAGAATCTCTGCTTGCAATAGAGCATCAGATTTAGAGTTGACAACCTTATCAGGATCAAGATCCATAGACTTAGCAATTTCACGAATAACATAATCCATTTTAGCAAATGGTGCTAAGACAGGGTTTTGTACAACCCCTAAGAATTGCATCAGTCGTTGGCTACGTACTTCATTAGCCATTAAACTTTCTGTACCCTGAGCTTTTACTTCTAAGTCACCTTTAATTTCTGCATCATAATCAAACTGCATATTAAAGTGAAAGAAAGCTTTACCTAATGGTCCAAGTAAGTAATCATCTACATTTTTAACTACGTTACGGATAGAGCCGTTGGCAGCAGACATAAGCATACTAATACCAGAAGCAGTACGACCAACACCAGACACCCCTGTTTGACCATGTGCGAAAGATGGAAATCCAGTTGACTCATCTGCTAATACTCTTGCTTTATCAAACATCTGCATGTTTTCATTAGATACGTTAGGAAACTTAGTACCAAAAATAGCTTGACCTGGAGCACCGCCCTGACGTCTAAATACTTTTCCTGGATACACTGAAAGATCTTGACCTGGGGTCAGGTTAGTCTCATCAACTTCAATCAACATATTACCAGATAAAGCAGCATTGTCAACAGCCATTCTCATAAAGCCATTCATTAATGTTTGAGTATCATCCATATTTTCAGCAATACCTACACCAAACAAGCTATAAGGGTTTACTTCATATGGTACAGCATAGTATGGTAAGTATGAAGGAGTAAAGGGGTTCATTACAAGACGTAACACTTGACCATTACAAACCCAGACGTTTACACTTAATTGAGTTAGGTCTTTCATCTCATCAGGGATGTCAATATCTTGTTCTTTTAATAGATCAGTATCTACATAACCCCAGAACTCTAATACTTCAAAACGCTCGGAACGAGATTCCTGAGCGTCATCTTCCATAGCTTGTTCCCACCATTCCTTAGTGTAGTTTTCTCCCATTGAAACAGCCATCTCAATAGCGTTAGCTCTAAAGAAAGGTCTGTTCCTTAGGGCACGTAATTGAGAGCGAGACATCTTATGTCGTTCCACTACATACTCAGCCTCTTCCATATTCTGAGCATCTGGATCAGGGTAAAAATTCCAAATAGAAACTGAAGAAGTTTGAGGGGTAGTTTTATAAGTAGGTGTGTATTCACCCTCTTCAGTCCAACTAGGGTATTCTTTATCTACAGCAAATGGACCCTTCATCACTCCAGTACCAAATAAAGCAGTCTCAAACGCTGCAGTACGTAATTGCTTACGAGCATTTGATTCTTCTAGTTGATCATGGATTTTCTTTTCCATTTTCTTAGCTGCAATCATTGCAGGGTGAAACTCAACTTGACTTGGAGTTTTTGCTGGGCCTTCTCTTAATTTATCTTCTACTGGAGATAGGTAATCTTTAAGTGCTCCCAAACGTTGTTTAAGAGAACGTTGAGTTTCTCCTGGTTCTAACTCAGGCATAACTCGTTGTTGTTGAGCCTTTTCCATATCTGGATTAGCCTCAAAGTGTACTGAATCTTCTACACCTTCTGGCAATACTGTGGGGTTAATACTAATAGGAAAACGGTTAGCACCAAATAAAACTTCTACAATCTGACCATAGGCAGCTAATACTTTAGTTTTAGTTACCTTAACAAATATACGAGATTTTTCTGTAGAAGTAAATTGAACTTCAGGGCTATAAATACCTCGGTAATTGCGATAAGCTTGAATCCAACGATTTTCTTCTGTTTCACGAGCAGTCTCTGCACGAGAGAATCTTTCTTGTACATAGCTTACTATTTTACCAGCTTTAGGATCATGATAGTCGCCTTCATTTATATCCTCAATACCTGAAGACTCTTCAGCATCCATCATCATTTCTTCTTCAAAATCTTCTTCCATATTACTTCCTTAGTAGCCAAAGGTTGGATCACTGACTTGAAACCCTGTATGCTGAGAGGCTGGATCAAAGTCAAAAACATTACTTCTTGGTCTTGTCATTACACCATAACGCAAAGCGTCATACAGGTGATCTTCTGAATTAGTATCTACATCTTCTGGATTGTTTTTATCCAGAGGTATTGCTGGTAATTGAGAAATAAGATTAGTACAGTTATTAAAAATAACTAACCTAGACTCCTCGGTAAACTCATCTACTTGTAACCGTCTGTGTATTTCGTTTTTACCAGATACACGAGAGCCTTTAGATCTATCTGCAGGCCTCCAACGACAACCTTTCATAATCATCTGTTCAGCCAATGATGGCCCAGTATCACCACGATTATGCCATAAACTAGAATCCAAAACACCATAGCGCATTTTCTCTCCTGATTCAACCTCTAAAATCATATCAGCTAAATCTGTGGCTATAACCTTACTTACATACATTTCCCTATAAATTACAAGTTGTTCTGCAGGGGTTACAGCAAACCAAAGAACACCACTGTAAGAACCATAACCATAATCTGCAGCTCTAAACCTTGTCCAGTTAGAGGGTATATCATAAGGATCTACAACATGAATCCTACGATTAAACTCTGGAAAGGCAGCACCTTCATTAATATCCCAATCACCTTCTAGCAGTTGCCTACGTTGATGCTCAGGTAACGACAGAAGATTAGCCTCATACATACCATCATCTGCTAAATAAGGATTATCGAATAAGGTAGCAGGTATAAACCTACGTTTAAACAGTGGCTCACCTTCTCGACTATGACCTTTCGGCCAGCATATAACTTCACCACTATCTGTATCCGTTGCCCAAAAAGCCTTGTTATGTGACGAAGGGTTAATAAAAGTCTTCTTAACCCATTGATGCCCAGGACCGCCAGGGTTACTAGTGGCCCTCATATATAAGGGTAGTCCACTGGCTTTGGTTGTACGAAGACGTGACCTCATATAGTTCCAAGGATAAGGTGTAGGCCATTGCGTTAATTCGTCAAAACCGATCCAGTTAAATGCCTGACCCTGATAGCGCATAACATCGTCATCACGATCAAGGTAAGACATCCAGAGTGTAGCGCCACTCGGAGCTACCCAAGTCTTATCTCTTTCCATAAACTTTATACCAGGGATTGCTTTGGGGTATAATTGTTTTGAAACAGAAATAAGTTCTCTTAATTCCTCAGTGCTCCTACGAACAAGAAGCATCCTAGCATTAGGATTATTAAGGTATCTGACAGGATCGGCCACCATAGCGTAGCTCTTACCCCCACCAGCTGAACCTCCGTATAAAACTTCTTGCTCAGTTGAAGAAAGAAACTCTGTTTGTGGGCCAGAGTTAGGTTTAAAAATAATTTCTTTTTGAGCTTGCTCAACATCAATCGGCTCTGGCTTCACTGTAGCTGGTACCGTCTCTGGAGAGTCTTGCACCAATACGTTGCTCTTCGAGCTTTTTCGCTTTTTCTGCGGCTTCTTTGTACCTTTCGGCATAATAGTGGTACGTTGCAGCTTCTCTCTTACGCTTTTGCTCAAGTTGAATCCTCTTTTGCAAGCCTACGTGAGAGATAGATCTTCCAGATACTTCGCTTAACCAAGCTGCTACTTCACGCAGACTATATTGTTTTAGATATTTCTTAGCTTGTTCAAGTAATTCTAATTCATCTTCTATAGGAAGAAGAATATCTTCATCATCTGGATCTTGTTCATAGCCAAAGGGTATAACTCTACCAACTCTAACTACAGGAACCCATTCAAAACCGTCATCAGTTTTTTCAGGTTTAGGTAATTGCCAAGTTTTATGTGTTTTCATTATCTTTTGGCGGTAATATAAATAAAGGACTATCTGTTTTAACTTCGACTTTATCTGTCTTGACAAAGCCAGCTCTATCTAAAAAGTCTTTAGCAGCTGACATCTTTTCTTTATTACCTAAATCAGTAGGATTTTGCATAACTTGCATCATAGACCAAGCTGCTTGTGGTCCACGGGTAGCAATAAACTTTTTGGTTAGGTCAGCAATTTCATCCTGTAATACATTCATTACAGTACTGGATGCAACTCCTGTAGCATAACCAGCAATCTTCATTGCTTTTGCTGGATTACCTTGAGCTTCTTCAAACAAGGCATCAAGAAATTTCTGTTGCTTTTCTGTTAGATTACGACTCATTTAATCTTCCTATGTGGTTTTACTTTGGCTCTAACTTTCTTAGGTTGAGCCACAAACTGCTTACCCTTAGCAGTGCCTTTTCGCTTTGCTCGTGTTGTAGCGGCATACTCAGAAGAACTAAGAGACTTAATAGCCTTCTCAGGTAAATACCTTTCGCCTGTAGCTTTTGGACCTTGCGTCGATGGTTTACCACTCTTGGTTCTCCACTTCTGCTTAGTCCAAGCTGTCAGACTTTTTTGACTTTTACTTTTTGGCATCGTGTTTCTTTTGTACAGGAAAATTAGCAGTAAGAGATGCACCCTTATGAGGCACAAATTTATCTTTATGTTTCATTAGTTTTAAGCTACCATCTTTTTGCTTCATCCAATGATAACCTTTAGGTGCATCTACTTTCACTACTTATATCCTCCACCTTTAGCTTTGTATTGCTTTGCAACCATCTGGGCTTTCCTGGCGGACCATTGTCCTGGCTTACCACCTTTCCCTCCAGCTTTAACGGAAGCAACAAGGCGCTTACGCATACCAGGCTTAGTATAATTACCCGCTGCATTAACCGTAGACTTTTTGCCTGATTTCACCTCTACTGATCCCCATGTCATGCAGCTCTTTGTCACTCAAGTTCATGAGAATCCAATAGTCTGCTCGTCGTTGTTGATTCTCTTGAATCGCTTTTAATACTTTTCTAAACATAGCACTACTCCTTTTAACTTGTGCGGGAGTAGTTTTACATAAATAGTTATATCATACTATAGATAAGATTGCAACCCCGTTATGCATTAACTGCGATTCGGATCAAAATACTCTTCTACTGAAACAAGAACTTCCATAGTATTAGTAGTCTCACCGTATACTAAAATTTTATCACCTGAGTGTAGATTAAAGTATCCACCATTAACTAAGTTAGTTACAGAGTGTCCTGCCATACTAAGTCCATTAGCTATGTAATGATACTCATTATCTTCAGCATGATAGAATTGTACAAACACCTTCTTAGTAGAATTAGAGCTATTACTTATATGCAAATACCTAGTAATGGCACTGAAGTTAGCAGGACAAGTATACACAGCGGTAGCACTAGCATCTGCCGAAGTAGATGCAATAGTGTACCCTTGTGTATGAAACTTTGACTTACTTAGATCTGGCATTTACTTTTTCTTTTTCTGAAATTTTTTCTTATGCTCTGCTACAGTTTCTTCTTTATAACGAGTAGTATATTCTTTATCATTAAAAGTAAAAGAATATCTTTTAGATGCACGAGCTTTCTTAAATGCTTTACCAAAAGCTGACAGTTCTTTTTTAACTGTAGCTGGTCTTGCTTTAGGTTTAACTACTTTTTCAAGAGTAGTCTTAGGAGGAGCTTTATCTACGTTAGTAAATCCAGCTTCTAATGCAGGAGTAGAAGGTTTAGTGGTTCTGGATTGTCTAGAGATAGGTTCCTCTATAATCCCCACAGGTCTACTGTCCCTTGGACCAGATTTAACTTTAGGTTGCTTAGGGGCTTTATCACCTACTGCTGTAGGTGCTACTGATGCTGCACCTGCTCCAGCGGCCACATTGCGTAGTCGTGATGATTTAGGTACTCTAGGCCCAACTGTACCAAAGTCACTAAGCTTTTGACTCTTATCAAATTGTGAACCTACAGTTTTACTATCTGCCTTTGGTTTAGGCTTTGTAGGCATAACAAGTTCTTGTTTCTTTGGTTTTACTCTCCCAGAAGGTTTAAGTCTGTCAGAAAGTTTTTCAGCTTTATTAAGAACGTTAGCAGCATTGTCCTTAGTAACCTTAGTCACGTTAGAAAACTTCTTGTAATCTTTAGCAACCCTAAACCCAAGCTTCATTAATTGCTTGCGTATTAAAGCTGATCCAGCTTGTACAGCCATATTGCCTAAAACTAATATTACTGGAGCTGCCATTAGCTTTTCGCTTTCCTATTAGGTTTCATAGAGGCACCGCAATTAGCCATACCACCCTTGGCATAACCCATCTTCTTTTTAGCCATGCCACCATACTTATAACCCATCTTTGCTGCTACTTCAGGTGCTTCTTTCTTTAATGCTGCCATTCCTGGATTCATTTTCTTTTTCATATCTTTTCCTTTAAGCTATAATAAAATCTACGATTTGACCATCAGGAGTTCGTAGTTTGTTTGGATTAGGGTTATAGGCATACATCTGATTAACCAACTTTAGATCTTCTACTGGTGTATCAGGAGTAACCTTGTTAGGCTCTTCTACATTAGCTTTATAAGAACGATCCTTGTCTGCACTCTCAAAAATAATATTCTCATGAGTTTGAAAAGGAAAGTTAGGTAAAGGGAAGTGAGAAATAAGGGTCATTAAGCACTTTCACCTTTGCCAATCTTATAACACTGTGCCCTTACATACATACCATTTTCAGCTAGTATTTTAGACATACGGGATACTTCTTCTCTACATGCTTGCTCTGTAGGAATTAAACCACCTGTGCGTACTAGTACATCACAGCTTGTTGCTGAAGGATTTGTACAACCTAACAGAACCGCAAGCCACATAACTAAAACTTAACTGTAGCACCGATAGTAACATCACCAAAGTCAAAGTCTTTGTCAGATGAAACCTCAGTGTATAAATTCACATTAGTATGGGGAACAGAGTAATTTAACTCTACATCTACGCCAGTAAAGATCTCATCTTCGTTCAGCTTAAGCATATCAATATCTGTTTCTAGAGTAAGGCCTACTCCCATTAAATTAACACCAGCGTATGGTGTAAGTTCCCACTCCCAATCCTCTACACCAGTAGTGTAGTTAGTATCAGACTCAGCACCTATAGATACTGTTTGTCCTAACAATGGAAAGTCTGCAGCTGTTGCTGTAGTAGCTGTCAGAGCTAGGATAATTGCTAGAGTTTTCATTTTGGTTTCCTTTACCATTTGACTTTATCCGCCCAATAAGCAGCAGACATTTTACCTTTTTTAATATTCTTAGAATGACGAGCCTTGAAGCTTGCCCTTTTCTTTTTCATTTTGTCAGACTCGCCAGCTTTAGGCTTACCTGCAGTAGAAGCGCCTTGTTCTCCAAATCTAATAAGTTTATATTTACCGCCTTCTGAAGCCATGACGACATGGGACTTACTAGGGTGATCAGGAGTACGCTTAGGCTTATTAACCCCTTTAAGGTTTAGCCTCTGCATAGTAGACTTGACTCGCTCAGGTACTGACATCTTTTTATCCTTAACTGCAGGGGGAACATGGACGATTCACTTTTTACCCCTACTATTATAATAAGTATTATTATTTAAATACTGTGTATCGTCAAATCATTTTAAGAGCTTGATCTAAGGTTTCCTTATTACGCCGAGTCCACCCACGACCGAAATGCTCAAAGGTGCGTAAAGACTCATAGAACTTTTGACGTTGTTGATAAACACTTTCAATAACACTTTGAGGCTCGTGATTAAAAACAGCTTGAAGTGTCATAGGACCAATAGCACCATCTGGCGTAGCTCCAACAGCCCGTTGGATAGCTTTAGCTGGACGGCCAGTACCACTGTTTACTCCCCAGTCAAAGGCGCACCAGTCAACACCACTAGGCAAATCATCACCTCTAACTTTGTCCCAATAATTCTTTTTATAGATAGGGGCTACATCCACAAAGGTAAGATCTTTCATGGTACTTTCAGTTACTTCATGCCCTACCCAAGCTTCATAAACCTTTTTAGTAACCCCAAGGTTAGTCATGCCGCCTGGATCTTGAGGGTGATTCACAAAGCCCCCCTCATGATGCAGTAGCATTGATAGACATTTATCAAAATTCTTTTTCATTACTTTTTCCCAAAAAATCTAGTAGCGGATCTTACACCAAAACTTGCGGCTACAATAACTCCAAGTGTGTACTGGTACCACTCAGGCATAGACTCCAGCGCCACAAAGCCATTAGATACTATTTCTCTACCCCAGTCACCAACAAATACTAGTATTAACGGTATTGAAAATAAAATAGTTAGCCATTCGTCTTTCCAACTATTCTGGCTACCCTGAGCCATAATCTTTTCCCAGTCTGCTTCACTAGTTGCCCTAGAGAGCATAATCTGTGCTTCAGCTTCAGCTTTGGCAACCTTTGCTTTAGTCTCCGCAGCCTTTGTTTCAACTTTTCCATTAAGCCATGTCCCTGCTAAACTGGTTATTGGTCCTATAAGAGCCTGTATCATGTCTTCTCATTCCCCAACCATACAGCAAAAGCACCAGTCATAGCACCAGTAACCACACTAATAAGAGCACTTTGTTGAGTACTAAGGTCTGGTTGAGTTAATGCCCACTCGATGCAACGGATATACATAACAGTCATTACTAACATCATTAGCCTTGGCATAATCTTCCAAGCTAAGATACGTTCCATTGCTACAGTCATTCCCAATCCCTTTTTCTACTAGGTTCAAACACGTCTGAAGCCTTAAGATGCCCCTCTAGGTACATAGCTCTTTCAACTCTGTCTAGGGAATACTTAATGCCAGTGTCTTCAAATATCTTTTTTCTTACGTAGAAGACATCGGATCTTGGAATGTGGACCCTACGTAGTCTTCCTTCGTCTTCATCAGCGAGGGCTTTATAAAATTCACCCAGTACGTCATCGCTGATATACATTTTTGGTTTGGACATGGCTAGTTATACAGCTTACTTTTAGAAAGTCAAGGATTCTTTAAGTGGGACGACAGAAAAAACTTCAACATCCAAGAATCTACCTTAAGGTATACTTAAGGTCATACCTTAAGGTTTAATAATATTTATATTATAGAAGTAATAATAGTACTTAAGGTGTACTTAAAGTACTAAAGGTATAACTATAATGTTAGTATTAGTACTTAAGGTATACCTTTAGGTATATATTATAGTATATCTTAAGGTATTTGTCAAGACCTATTTTAATAATTATTTAAGAATCTTGAGAATTACCTTAAGTTATTACTTTACGCCCCCGCCTTGGGGTAGAATACGTGCTGAGAGGCTCTGAGAAGCTCTCTGAGTGGGGTTAAAGAGGTTTGATAGGGGTTAGGCTATGAGAGTAGTTAAGGCTATTCCTGGGGCTTGTACGAAGGATTAACATTTTGATCACGTAATGTTACAGTATGTAACATAGTGTTACTACTATTAAAAGAAATTAAAGAGGTTTAAGAAAATATTAAAGAAAATTTAATGTATTTACATTGTGGTTAACACCTTAAAAAATAGCCCCCGCTGTCATTGGGTGTATATACGTACAGGTACCCCCCGTATGGCCCATGCCCCCATAGGTATAGCACCACCTATCCCTTCGTATAGCACAAACTATCACTCTGAGTAGGCTAACTATCTGTAATAACTAGATATTTTATACAATAGAGTATTCACTATACCCAAACGGGTAGCGATTACACTGGGATTTGTGATCACAAACTCAGAAAGAGTAGGTTATGCACCCCAAAGGATAACCAAACCTACCCCAAAGGATAGCTCTGATTTATACCTCTGACCGCACTATCTCTACTACCGTATAGTTTTTATAGCCCAAAGGATAACTACGACTACCCATTAGTATAGGTAAGTATTACTGTCGTATTCTTTGGGGTAGCTCTCCCAGTCAACCAGAACAAAAACAGAACGTTTGTACCCTATCTGTTCCACTCATTATATTAGAAAAAGACCCTACCCCTTCGGATAGCGAATCACCCTTTTGGACTGATTCGGTCTGATTACATATTCACCAAATAGAATGTATAAAATAAAACGTAATGTTTTCAATATCTTAACACCCTGTCCAAATTAGTTGTTGATTATCTTTTGGGTAAGTGCTTATCTGGTTTCAGGTTATCACAGACCTAAAGGCGCTGACCTGCCCCTTGACTGTGACCATAGCCCGCTCTGCGGGTGCCCCTTGCTTATTGGTGGATAGAAGGTAGCCCAATAAGACAGTGCCGTAAGGCCTGCATGGTTATGCTATGCAGGGTGGACAGTAAGCAAGTGGGGTGCGATAGCTCAGTGAGTTTGTATGCTATAGGTGTGCGCTATTTGATAGTGCTACCTTTGTACCTGTCGATCTGAGCAATGACCACCCCTACGGGATAGCACTATATGTGCAATGGGATAAGTGTGCGTGCTACACACCTGCTGAGACATGCACCCATTGCGTGACAAGTGAACCCTTAGGCCTTTCGTTCTGTGGGATGTCTGGCCTTTGGTGTAGCTTGCACTGTGCACCTATGGTGGGTGCATAGTGTTATGCTACATCATGGAGGTTCCAATGGCTAATAAATACGTGAAAACTGACGAACAAATTGACGCTTTAATTTCATCAATCGACAAACGTGGTAAGTCTGTGCAACAGGATATCCACACTGCCGCTTGTGCTATCATTCGTCGATGGCATGACAGCAGTGATGTGTCAGCAGCAGTGCGTCAAATGAACGCTTTGCTTGCGGCTATCCCAGCCATGTCTCGTGCTAATGCTTTCAAAGCGTGGGTGGAGACTTATGCTACGTTCGTCTGGAATACTGATGACAAGTGCTTTGCCTATCATGCCAAGCGCACTAAGATCAGTTTTGATGACGCACAGTCTGCAATTCAAACTCCTTTTTGGGAGTTCAAGAAAGAAGCCGATTATAAACCATTAAACCTTCCTGACATGATTGCATCAGTGATCGCTCGTGCTGAGAAGCGCCGTCAGGATGGTTTGCAAGATAGTGATGACGTACCGTCTGATCTTATCAAATCACTCAAAGCGTTAATTGCGTGATGCGGCTAATGGGTTGGATCTTCGTAATGACAGGCTGGCTAATCGTGGCTGGCCTGTTTATCTTTGCAATCACTAACTTTGGAGTGTGATATGATTGAAGTATTAAATGGTATGAAGTGGCAGCTTGTGGATGAAAACCGTGAGCCTGTCTATGGTGGTGATAGGATTGTTGACTTTCGTGGCAATGCATCTGTGATCACAAGTGCAGAACCTCCACGACATCCTGCATCTACAGGCAGGGTAAATAACTTTTTCCCTAGCGTGTTTGATCTTAAATGGATAGAGGTATGATGTGTCTGTAATAGTGACGGGTTGGTACGAAACTGAAAATGGTGCAGTTATGCTTGACGAAACTGGTGAGTCCCTGAGTGACGTAGTGGCTCGGCTTATCAAGCGTGACTCTGAAAACTTTGGTCACACTGAAATGGAGCTAGAGCTTCATCTCCCAAGTGGTGAGATACGTTTGGTGGAGGATCAAGTAGAAAGTATGGTGAAAGATGAATACAGCTATGACAGTACGAGTGTTTGTGAATGATATGTTCTTGTGCACTATGCCTGAGCGTAAGGTTGACCAGATGCTTAAATACCTACGTAGTAGAGGTATTACTAACGTGACTATTTGCGAATAGGGGGTTGGTCTCCCCTAAGAGCAGAGCTAGTATAGTGGGTGCACTGGCTCTGATCCTCCCACCGTGTGTTTGTCCTTTCCATGCGGTGGGAGTTTAGACACTACCAGAAAGCATAACTTCGTGTTATGTTTTGTGGTGCTGTTTCAGCACTATGACCCCCATGAAAAGGAGAAGAATCATGGACAATCGTGTAAAGTTTACTACTGAGTTTAAGCGTGCTGTATGTGAGTTTTATTCTAACCATACTTGGAGAGAAACTGCCGCACACTTTGAACTGCCTGAAAATGGTACTGTGCAACATACCATCTCTCTTTGGTACAGAAAGCTAGGCTTCCTGCCCAAATCTGCTGGTCGTAACCCTAACCCCGACAGGGTGCAACAGCCTAAGCCTACCAAGTCCAAGGTGAACTTCATCGTTAGACGTGGTGGCTACATTATGAATGGTAAGTTCTACGGTAAAGTAGAGTTTGCTAAGGTTCAGCGTAACCTTAAGGTGGGTGATAAGTTTACCCAAGTAACTGTAACTGAGCATAAGGTAGGTATCGTACAAGCATGAACATATTTGCACTGGACAAGTGTCCTATGCAGTCTGCACTGTGGTTGGATGACATTCGTAAGAACAAGATGATTCTTGAGTCTGCACAAATGTTATCTACCGCAGTGCGTTGGCTAAGTCCAGATACAGACTTGGCAGTGTATAGACTTGCATACATGAATCACCCTTGTACAAAATGGGCAAGGGCTTCTCGTGATAACTTCAAATGGTTACTTAGCCACATGAGTTGGCTTTATACCCAAAAGAGTGGCAGTCATAAGTCTGCTAATCTGATACCGTTATTCCAGCAATATGCAGACAGTGGTGAGTTTCCTCGTGAAGGGTTGACAGAGTTTGTAAACTGTGCTCGTAATCAAGAGCGTGGTGTGGACTACTCTCATGTTGAGGATGTTCACAAGGCATACCGCTTGTACATGAATGACAGGTGGAAAGAACGTAACATTACCCTGACTTGGAAATGGGGTGAAGAACCTGAATGGAGGTAACATGCAATATCAAGTGATCCCAGTTCGTCAAGAACTTATCCCGCTTATGTTTGTCGATGAAGTTACTATCGGCAAGCCTTATGATGTGGTCAATAGTAAGACCACTCAGGGTGGCTACTTCATTGGTGGCAATGTCACACTCAACAGTGGTGCTACGTACTACATCGAGCCTGAGCTACATGCCAATGGCTTTGTGGTCAAGCGTGTCTATGTCGAAGATGCTGACGAGACTGACCCCGTTCTACGTGCATGGGGTGACTACACAGATGTCAGTGTGTTTGACCGCAAAGATAGGCCACTGTTCGATTGGGTGCTTACGTGGCTACTCAACACTACAGCTGACAGCGATACCTTCAAGTCTCGCTTTCGGCTACTCTCAATGCAGCCTATGCGCTCTCAGATTGCAGAGGGCAAGGTGTCTATCTATCAGTCACTCAAGGACATGCACAACGACAGGCAGATAGCTATGAAACCTGGCCGTGCATTCAGCTTCATGTTCCCTGAGTTCGATCACAAGCAGATCATCATGATGACTGATGCATTCCTCAAGGAGTTTGCTGACCGTGATCTCACCTTGCACCAAGGTAGGGATGCTGAGTCATTCAAACGTGCATACTCGCACGAGCAGTCTCACAATGAGAACATTGACACCACTTGGTTTCGTAAGCATCTAGCTCACAGCTGTATGCGCTACGAGTTTGACCATCTGCCTATGCATCCTGCAGAAGCCTATGCGTCTGGTGACTTCGAGGTTGTGTATGCTACTGATGCTCATGGTCGCATTGCTGCTCGTACTAACGTGTATCTCAAGCACCCTGACAAGCCACAGGCTTCACCTATCTACGGTGTATCAGAGCAAGCTATTGACTTTGTGTATGACCATCTGTTACTACGTAACGTAGAGGTCAGAGACCCTGACTTCTCAGGTGCCAAGCTATGCAGAGTCGAGCATGATAGTGGTGGTTTTATTGCACCCTACCTTGACCTAGTACCTCAGGCACTTGATGACACTGGCTCATGGTTAGTGGTTACACATGGTGGTGAGATCAATGCCACTGACTATGGTGGTGTACTCAACGGTCACCACACCACCTGTACTAGCTGTGGTGATGGTCTAGGTGAGGATGAGTACTTCTACTCAGAGACTACTGATGATCATTACTGTGAGTGTTGCTACTACAACGTCCACTTCTTCTGTGAGTATGCAGGAGAGGATGTCCACGAGGATGATTCTGTTGTAGTTTATAGAGTCAATAGGAATGGTTTTCATAATAACTTCAGGATATCTCGTGACTATGCAGAAAACTGTGACACCTTTATATACTGTGATGATGATGACGAGTACTGGGATGCAGATGACGTGACCTACATCGAGTGTGAGGACCTCTGGGTATCACCCAACGGTATGGACGATTACTTCCTATCTGATTGGGATGACGAGTGGTATCCCCGTACCGTGATGTGTACGCTTGACGATGGTAGTGATGTAGCTAAGTCTGAGCTAGATGATCATCATGGCGTCTGGGAAAAGCAAGAAGATAACACATGGAAAAATGTACAAGGAGAACTAGATGTATAGTTTGATAGAGATGCTGCGTTACATGAGGCCTGAGGCTTCACAAGCGCAGAAAGAATTTTGTTTACGGTTCCTCGAACCTACCTTTGGGTTACCCGATATTCACGGTAACTATGTTCACATCATTGGTGACAAGCCAC